AGCTAAAAAGATGGCAGAAGCATTCGCTAAAGCCGGTGGCAGTGGCAGTGGCAGTGGTAGGGATATTGCGGGCCAGCTAGCCAAAACAGAAGCTAATAATGCACTTCGATTGACTCAAAAGAATGCTCAGATTGCGCTCAAGGTTGCGCGTGAGGAGTATGCGCTTCGTTCAGAACTTGAACAAACAAATCATAAATTACAAGAACAAAATCTTGTTGGAATTGCACGCGAACAACAAGCAATCCTTAATGCACGAATTCAAGCAATAAGGGAATTAGAAGTACGTGATCAACGGCTGCAAGATGAAGTAACTAAAGCTGAACAACGCCTAAACGCCGCTGAACAACGTCTTAACCAGGCTTCTGGGCCAGTTGATGCTTTAAGAGCACAGGGGCTCGTCTCACAAGCGCAGGGAGCGCTTTCAGGGGCCAATACAAACTTGGACAACTTCCGATCAGCAGCTCCAACAATGGTTGGCAACATATCGAAGGGTGTGTCTGCAAAATCAACGGAAGCCCTCAGGCAGCAGACCCAGCAGACCCTGATTCAAGTTGGAGCGCTACGCAAACGCAATGAGCTACTTGCACAAGGAGTCAGCCCTGAAATACTTGAGGGCGAAATGGCGAAGTTTGAAATCGATCGTAGTACTGCTATTCAGTTGCAGCGCTTAAATGTGGATCGAGTAGCAAATGCCACCGCCATCCGTGACGTAAAACTTGCTGCCGAGGAAGCCAAGGGAGCTATTGATCAGTTAACGGAGGCGCAGCAAAACGGAACTAATAAAATTCGAGAATATATCAATACCTCTATGGATTTTGTCACTGACATCCAGGGCAGGATGTTAGATATCGCCGCGACAATTGAGCAGGGTATTGGTACTGCAATCCAAGGGGTTGTTAGCGGGACCCTTACTGCCTCTCAAGCATTCGGGCAATTCTTTGCCAGTGTAGGCAAATCATTCCTGGCGATGGCTTCACAAATGATCGCCAAGTTGATCATGATTAAGCTGCTTAAGACAGCAATCGGTTTCTTTGGCAATAGCGCTTCAGACGGCGCTTCTGCCACAGATTCGGTCACGATGGGAAGTTCACCAGCGCAAGCTGCAGCTATTGCTGGCGGCGGGTCTGTTGAGTGGAGCACAGATATGCCACTAAACGCTGGAAATATTATTCCTGCTTCCCCATTTGAATTTGCCAAGGGCGGCATTGTCACTGGACCTACGAACGCCCTGATTGGCGAGGGGGGTATGAACGAAGCTATTGTCCCGTTACCGAATGGTCGATCCATTCCGGTCCAGATGGCAGGTGGTGGTGCGGCAGGTAATATTCAGACAAATATCACAGTAAATGTTGACCAAGGCGGTCAGACAGATTCGCAAACTTCTGGCGATAATGCCAATAAACTAGGTAAAGCCATTGATTCCGCTGTCAAGCGTGTGATTATGGATGAGCGCAGAGTTGGAGGACTACTTTACAATGGCCGACGTTAATCTGTCTATCAATCTTTTGCTTGATGTGCAGGAGATTACATCTCACCGCGTCCGTAAATATGGGTATGGAGATGGCTATGAAGTCATAGCGGCTGATGGTATTAACTCAAGGATGACTGAATATGCAGTCACCACAGAGCCAATACAGGGCAATGGAAACCAGAGCACATTAGAAAGCAGACTTGACAGGGTCTGTAAGGGTGATTATTTCTTGACGACACTGACGCCTTTGGTGACTGAACAGCGTCGTTATCGAGTAAAAGATAGTACTTATTCACGCAAGCTTTTGCCTGCTAGCAGCAGCATTCAATACAGCTTTACGTTGATCGAGGCACACGCTTATGCCTAATCGAAAGATTATTAAAGAGAGTCGGAAGTTAACCCAAGACTCTCCGATTATTTTGTTCCATATATCTGGGAACAGTTCAACATTCGCGTCTTCGTGGACTAATGATTTATTTCTGGTTTCTCCTGAACAGTCAGGAGGTAACTCTGTTGAATACGTAGAAAGAGATGGGACGACACTCCGTACTTATCAACCACTACCCATTGCAGCATCAGGGTTTGAATTAAGCGGTAGTAATTCATTGCCACAACCAAAGCTGCAGATATCGAATGTAGATGGTCAAATGTCGCTATATAATTTAGATTTTGAAGATTTGATTGGTTTTAGCGTCACTCGTATAAGAACGTATGCAAAATATTTAAAATCAATCGATGGCGTGGATCAATCATCTTATGATGCAAATGCTCATTTCACGCCTGATACTTGGTGGTTTTCACGTAAGGTCGAAGAAACGAAACTAGGTGTTGTGTATGAGCTTAATTCAGTATTTGACCTTGAGGGATTAGATCTTCCCAAGCGTCGGATGTACAGCAATTACTGTCCGTTTGAGTATCGAGGGCCTGATTGTAATTACCCTGGAGCTGCTGTCAGCTCCCCTGATGTCTGCCCCAAGACGTTGGAAGCATGCAGGGAACGATTCGGCACAGATCTTCGTTTTGGCGGATTTCCTGCCACCACTGACTTGTAGAAAGTATGGCCAAGCTTTTACATCGTCGAATAGCTCAGATATCACGCAAGGCATTTCCAGAGGAAGCTTGTGGGTTTGTTGTGGATGGAAAAGCCATACCAGTCACCAACCAAGCCGATGAACCTGAGGGAGGTTTTTTAATATCAGCTCGAGATTATTTAAAATACAGTACGGATGTTATTTTTCATTCTCATCCTGTAGGTGACCACAGTTTTAGTGAGCACGATATAGTTGTATCCGCCAATATGGAACTGACCTCTTATTTATATGTTGTCGAAGTAGACAGGCTTGAGATTCTTAGTCCAACCGGTCAGATCGAAACGTTTGAAAAGGTTTTAAACAGATGATGAAAATACGGCTAGAAGGTGTTGCTGGCAAGCGGTTTGGCTATGAGCACGAACTCAACGTCCGTACTCCCAACGAAGCGCTCAGGGCTTTGTGCCATCTATTGCCTGGTTTTCGTACATTCTTATCTTCAGCCCATGAATTTGGAGTTTATTTCCAGCTATTAACCAGTAACGATGCGATTGGGTATGACCATCTGGCATTTGGAACATCTCAGATGACTTTGGTCCCGGTCATCACGGGATCATTTTTCGGCAGTAATTTTGGGAAAATTCTGCTGGGTATTGCTTTAGTCGCATTCGCGATGACTGGTTTTGGAACTGTCGTGGCTGGTAGTTTCATGGCGGGCGTTCAGAGTGCTACATATGCGCTGGGATTTAGTCTAGTTTTTTCAGGTATTGCGGGGTTATTTGCCCCAGGCGTGCCAGAGGCATCTCGAAAAGATGAGGGCCTTCCAGCGGATCAGGCCATTACGAATGCGGCATCAGCCACAGCAGCCGATGGAACTCCGGTGCCGGTTGTTTATGGAGAAACGCTTGTTACCAGAATGCCCGTCGTCAGTTCATATATTCAAGATGGTGCAGATTTTGATGAACCCGAAGGCTTTTGGATGGCTGTTGTCTCCGAGGGCGAGATTGATGGATTTGCAGGTTCGCAGGAAGACAATCTTTTCTTTAATGGGTTAAAAGCTTCAGCAGCAGGAGTAAAAGATATTCAATTTACCGATGGTACTCAAACATCATCATCGTCTTTAAATCTGCTTCAAAATCAAGGTTTTCACCTCCGTATTGGAGCTACGTTTCCTCAGGCTGGCGGCAGTTATGTAGATCGTCTTAGCGAGTCAGAATCACCTAACACAACAGAAATAAGATCTATTAATAATCCATACGCCGACAAGATCAGAGTAAGAGTTTCAGAAGGGGCGTTCTATCAGACAAAGACCAAAAATACTCAACACGACGGCAAAACAATGTCAAGCTTTAGAGACTACACAGAAACGGACGATAGTGGCGGGGCTGATAATCCACTCAGATATGTTGTCACAGCCTTTGCTAATGGTGTGCAATTTTATCAAGAAGAGTACCCCAGAGTAGACAAAGTTTTATCAAACACAGTAGCTGTTCACGAGATACCTATTACAGGGCTTCAGCACCCCATATCAGTAAAGATTGAGAGAACTGATCGAGGCGCGGCTAGAGGCCCGAAAACTAAAAAAGGCGATAACAGCAACAGACAGTACAACTGGGTTAAGGGTGACATTACCTGGCTTTCAATGGAGGTTTTATGGAATGAAAAACTTGTATATCCGTTTACATCTATGTTGGCGTGTAGTTTTCCTGCTGTAGCGACTACCAGCCTGCCAGCGATAACGGCCAAGATCAGAGGTAGAAAAGTACCAGTTGTTAGACGAAATCTGAGTATTAACTATGAATATTCCCGCAATCCTGCTTGTGTTGTACTGGATTTGCTGACCAATACCCGTTATGGGGCGGGTCAACGCACCTTTACGACTAATGCGCCTTTAAGTCAGGTTGTTTATCAGCCGGGTATACGTTTGGATGTTTCAGGGAACGGATCTGTTTCAACTACGGATATTGATCTGGCATCTTTTTATAAAGCTCAGAAATATTGCGATGAGCATAATATTACCTTCGATGCAACTATTTCAGGCGATGCTGACACTATTGAACTCTTACGCAGTATCACTTCTACATTTCAAGGTCAATTAATTTATATCGGTGGTGCGATTACTGTTGTTATTGATGACCAAGTTAAAGACAACCAGATTGAAGAATATAGACTTTTTACTGAAGCAAACGTTATTCAAGAAACTAGTGGCGAAAGTATTGAGTCTCCTTGTTTTGTTTACGAGGGTACTGCCCGTAAGGCTAGGAGCACTGCTGTACAAGTCAGCTACATCGACAGCGCTAACTTTTACAAGGAGACCAAGGTTTTAGTTGAAGACCGAGAGGCCATGCAAAAATATGGTTATAACCTTAAAAAGATCCGTGCTCTAGGGTGTACTGACAGAAACTTAGCTAAACGTTTAGGACGATACACGCTTGCTACTAATATCAGATCTACGGAAACAGTAATGTTTTCAGTCGGGCCTGAAGGTGCAATGTTGCTACCTGGAGATGTGTGCATCATCGGGGATCCACTAAAAACCAGGATTGAATCAGGCGGACGTATTGTTTCTGCAACGACTAGTCAGCTTGTTGTCGATCGAACTTTGACCAAAAGAAGTGACTACGGCGACGGTGATTGGATGCTGTACACGTATACCAATGCAGGAATAGCGCAGAGAAATACGGTTTCTTCTGTTACTGGCTCCAGTATTAGTATCCAAGGCTCCTTCTCATCCCTCCCGTCATCTAATATGATGTGGATTTTGGTGTACGAAGGCTCTGTAAATAATAGGGATAATCGCTTTAATCGCTACCGAGTTCAAAAAATAACAGAAGATGCGGACGGAACGTTTAGCATTATTGGCATTAAATATGATCACGCTAAGTATGATTATGTCAATACCGATGAAGTGGATTATGGGGGCACACGACTACTAAGTGGTGGTCGAAATAAAACCTTACGCACAAATAGCATTAGTTTTAAAATACGCAATCCGTCACCATAATGGCTGCTATTGACGCAACATCACGCCTGACTGTGTTTTGGGAACCACCTTCTCAGATTGCTCTAGGAGCGTTGGATTATATATTCGCCGGTTCATCCTTTAGTACTGAAGTACCCGACACCAGTGTAGATCGATATGAAGTCGAGCTTTTTAATAGTGTTTTGGCTATCTACGAAAGTCAAGGATACTTTTATACCCCGCAAGCTGATTTAACACTTGCTGATGCTGCTAGCGGTAAAGTAAGAATACGAGCGATACTCCGTGACGGGACAAAAACCACATGGGCCACTTCCGGTACGCTTATCTTGTCTATGTTCGCAACAGATTTTGCGGATTCAGGCAACGCAGTTTTTCTTAGTTTTGTCTGATGTCTTTATACGGCAGAGATGCGAATGGAGCGGACGCTTATATCCGCGCTTCAGGCACAAGCGCTTCAACTGAGGGGCTTGTAACTTTCCACGATACTTTTACCAATAACCTCAAATTCAAAGCTGTAGATACTGCCGCAAGTGTCGATGTTATCCCCCTTGTAGCCAGCACCAAGCTACGAGTCTTGTCATTAACTCTTAGTGCAGATGCCGCTTGCAACGTTCAGTTTCAGACTGGTGCAACAGATAACGTGAGCGGCAAAATATACATTCCTGTGAATGGGACGGTGCATCTGTCAAATGCTTTGGGTTTATTCGAGTCTGATTCAGGTGAGAAAATCAATGCTGTTTTGACTGGTACAGCGAATGTTGGTATTTCACTCAGTTATCGCGAGGTCTGATTATGACCAGAGTTCATGGGAAATTATTTGCAGACACCCGCACTGGAGTGCTTGTAGTCAAACCTTCCGCTCCATTTTTTGGTGTCTCTAAGGATGAACGTCAGTTCCCCGTAATTGAGGGTGCCATTGATATCCAACTAGATCCTACGCCCAGCGGGATTTACTATTTTGTTGGGTACAAATCAGATGGTGACATACGTCGCGCTGATTTTACTTTGAGATGGCGTGTTCCTGATGTACAAAGCTATGACGTGACTGCTGATGCAGATAACTCAAAGACAACTGCTCAACAGGCAGCCCCTAAGGCATCTGTGTATGAGCGTGTTCAGCTTAAACGTGTAGCGAGTGAGCTTACGGACTCACTGGAAGACCTCGGTCAATTAAGCACGGATTTAGAGAATGCTAAGTCCCATATCAAAATGCTTGAATCTGAGCTGCGTGGGTACAAGCTTACTTCTGCTAAAGCTTTAAATCAACGCGATCAAACAATCGCACAACTTACTGAGCAGTCTGCTCCAGTAGTAAATACCGTTTACTTGGATAAGCCTGTACCGCCTGCCGCTCTTCAGGCGCGTGTATTGCGACTAGAGGCGGAGAACAAACGCCTGCTAGATCTTAATGCTGAGTATTATAAATCAGTGGTGCAGCTACATCAGTTACAGTTAGATAAAGCTCGTACTAGTCCAGAAGAACCGCAACTTGGAGTTACTAGCTCTCCCCAGTCTCGGTTGTTACGCAAGTTAATCGGTAAGTAACACATGGCTCTTGACAATATTGCGGTAACCGTCAGAGAGGGTGATAGTTTTGACGAACTACATCTAAACATTGAGAAGCCATGGGGAACACCACATGACTTCACCAGTTCTGTGCTGGTGGCCGATATCCGGCGGTTTTTCAATGACAGTACAACGCCTGCATCTGCAGTCGACAGCTTTGGAGTAGTTGAACTGAATGCAGCCCAAGGTCAGATTTCACTAAAGCTCACGAGTCGTCAGACCGAAGCTTTGGGCCGTAATACCCCACTTGGATATACCGAACGTGGTGTTGCACCAGGCGGGTTGGCACTTGGTACTGATGCCACAGATGAAGCTCAGGGTGTGTTTTTATGGGATTTACGTGAGTATTTCTCAACAACACAGGCGACCATTAGCTCTATTTCATCTGGTACATCATTTACTACTGCAGGTGGAGTGACCGCAAATAAAGTTCGTATTACTACTGCAACAGCACACAAGTTGACGGTTGAAGATCAGATCATTCTGTCTGGAACCGGTCAAAGTGTCTATGATGGGGTAGATTTCAATGCTAATAAACTTTCAATTATTAGCACCACTGTATTTGAGATTGATCCAACAACTGCGGGTGCTCCTGCGTTCTCAGTTAGTTCAACCCAAGGAACAGTAAGTGTCTATAAAGAAGACACACTTGCAATCGGGACTCTAGAAGTCCTCCCCCGTATTTCCAGAGATTCCGTCAGCTAGGTAAAACTTTATGGCCAGCGTAGAAGAAGGCGTATCAGTCGTAACGGTAGGCAGAACAACGCCTGTTCCGGCTGGTCAGAATACCTCCGCTAATTCACTTCCTGTTGTTGTCGCATCGGATCAAACACCGATTCCGATTCTAGATAATCTTTCCGCGCCTTCTCAGGTAAGGGACGATCTTCTGGGTATCCCTCGTGTCCAGACGCCTTTGGC